CCTTTTGGAATTTCTATAAGACCTGTACCGATACCAGCAAAAATAGAACCTATTGTGCTAACATCACTATTTTCTTCAGCGTCTAATAGTTCTCTTTCATTAATTTTACCTGGAGTTAAAAGAGCCATTTAACCTCCTATTTATAGCTGTTTTTTCTAACGACTTTTTTATCTTCTACTTCAAATAATAGTTTATTATCTTTGTCTGTGTAAACACCATTTTCTAATTCTACTTTCTCACCAATAATCATATCACCATCAGTTAATTGATTACCTTTATATTCAGAACCATAGAATATTTCTGCCGCTAATTTAAAACCATCGGGTAATATTACATTTCCTGTTGTATGTTTACTTAACTCTGCAGCAAACGTAGGAGATTGTTTTGTGGCTATTTTTATTGCTTCATCTTCTGATATGCCTTTGGCTGTTAAATAGTCTACAGTTTTTTGTACATTACCAGGTGCAAATCTTTTTTGTCTTTCTTTTGCATCAAATAATTCTTTTTGTTTTTTAGCTTTAAATTCTTCAAGAGCAGCAA